ACTTTCTTCTCAGCTGCTAGAATATCACGATCCCTCTGTACTTCCTTCATAATAGCATCTGTATTATGTTGAGTAATTGTGAAGTCTACATAATCTTTATCTGAGTAGTCTACAGTTGAGGTAATAGCACTATTTTTACTATTTAATCCTAATACCCACTTAGCCATTATGCTATCTCCACGAAACGACCTGACTTACCAATGTAGCCAAAGTTATAAGCACCAGCGATACTTCCACTTGCAGCTGGATCCACGGATGCTGATACTCCATCATGGAATTTAACATCTGAGATCTGGTATCCGCCTGCTGCGTTATCGGCGACTTGCCATGTGCATTTATCTGCAGGGAGGATGACGGCTTCAGTAGAGTTTGCTGCGATGGAATGTCCTAAGACGGCGACTGCACCGCCACTTGAATTAGTCAAATTTGCTTGAATTACGTACATGTTTTTCTCCTATCAACATGATAAAAAAGAGGGAGAGTAAAATACCCTCCCTCAAACTTTTACTTAAGGTTGTAGACCGCGCCACATCCTTTTGGATTCTTAACTTCCAAAGAGAATTCTTCGATAAGCATACCAACAGTTGAGTCACCTTTCTGGCCAACGTCAACTTCTTGAGTTGGACGTAGAGCCGCCATAGCAAACCACTGTGGATCATAAATCAACGCTGATGCATCTTTATATGAATCGTTGCTTGTCGCAGTAACCGTAGCACCCGCTGTCTCAAGACCCATAATGTAGTTAGGAACTACCATAAGATCACCAAAGTCAGACATATAAACGTCTACCGATTGACGGAGTTTACCACCTTCATCGATGTTCCGACGAACACCAGAATCAGATACCATCAAGTCAGAGAAGTCCCGACGTAGCTTTGGAGACACCATGATGCGGCTAGCCTTACCACCAGCTTCATAGATTTTCTGCATTGCTGCATCAATATCTGTGAGAGCCAAAGCAGCACGGTTAGCAACAGTTGTTGCAGGTGCCCATGAGAATGTACCAATACCTGCTTCAGCAGATGTAGGAATATGTGCGGCAGTTGCGCTACCACTTTCAGCTGAGGTTCCAGCGTAAACAACGTTATTCACGTTATTAACCCACGCGTTATAACCACCAGTTGTACGAGCTGCAGAACCTGTTTGAGCTGCGAAAGAAGCAGATACGTTAGCTGAGTTAACAATATCCATTTCAATATCGCGACGCATTTCAGTACCGCGCTTCTTCAACTGATAGGCATATTCATCAGCAACACCAGCTTGATCTACCGCACGTTTAGTGCCGGAGATAGCAATGGTTTTACCGTTGATCTGAGTATAGTTACCCAGACGTGTGCGGTGAGGTCCTACTGGATCGAACTCAGCGCCTGTGGCTGGAGTTTGAGAACCAGAACCTGGCTTGACATAGTCTTGCCCTTCCGCGATACGCGAATTACCTGGAGCCTGTAGCTCGTCAGTTTGCCATTCGTGATAGATGGCAGTTGCTTTTGATTTCCCAATAGAAGAAATAAAAGGTGTTTCATCACGAGTAATCATGGAAATAAAATTCGCAAGATCTTCCCGCTCTGATACGCCAGCACCATTACCACGCTGGCTTGGTCCGCTCGTTACGCGACCACTTAAATGTTGAGTCATTGTATTGCTCCTGGGGTTTTACCCCCAATTATAAATTTAGAGATTTTGAAGCGTATTGACGTAAGAAGTCCATTTGGTCCTGCTCAGAAGCATCTTGTTTAAATGCTCGAGCTTTAACCATTTTTGCTTTATCAGCTTCCTTCTTCTTAGCAGGAGTTGCCTTTTTAGAAGGAACTTTCTTAGTAGGTGCTGCTTTTCTTTTAGCAGATCCTTTAGAAACTCCCTGATCCAAACGTCTGTAATCATCTATAAACTTTACGATCGCAGGATCTGTAACGCTTTCTAGCATGGTTTCAGGTATTCCCTTCTCCAATGCGAAGTCCCGGATTTTACCGGCAACATCCTCATTGAAATCAGGAATGAAGTCTGGAATTTTATCCATAAAGGTTTCAATTTCTTGCTTGAAGGTTTGTTGCTGAGCTGTTTGATATTGTTCAGTAGCTTGCTTAAGCATTTGCTCACGTTTGTTACGTGCAGCCCAATAACGCTTTTGTGCTTGCTCCCTCTTATCCTTCAACTCACTAAGTTCAAACGTATCACCATCCTCTCTTGCTTTTTCTATCTTCGCCTCGAAATCATGATACTGCTTTGAGTAGGTTTGCTCGGCTGTGGACATAACTTCATTAGCTACGCTTACAGTGGCTTCCAACTCTTTCAACTTAGCTGTTCGCTCGTCTTCTAACGCTTTTCTCGCTTCACCGAGTTCGCGACCCTTTTTAGAAAGACTCTGTTCGGTAGAGTAACCTTTTATAAGATCACTAAAGGGTACTTCAACTTCTTCTCCATCAATCTTGAGAGAAATCTTTGCATCCAAGTCAAGATCTTCCATAGTGTAGACGTCAGACTCTTGGGTAGCGGGTTCTTCACCGGCATCCTCACCTTCATCTTCCTTTAGACTATCTTCAACTTCCTCTTCTTCATCTTCACTAACGACTTCCTCAGGGATTGGGTCTTCTTCCTGCCCTGATTCCACCGGGTCCTCTTCACTCGTCTCCCCTTCGGGTAGCGGGATACCTTCCTCCTCCATTAAGGGGGAGTTACGCATCACAGCATCCAGGAGCTCTTGTTCTGATGGACCTGAGTTTGACATGTCATCCATTTGGGTAGAGGTGTCTGTGCTCATCTATTTCATGCCTCCTTCTTTTTAGTAGGCTTAGCTGGAGCTTTTTCAAGTCTATCCAGCAAATTATATAAAGCGTAGAGAGGCTGGCAGTTTAACTTCGCCTTGCCCGGACTACGCATTGAGTCGTACTCGAGTAGATTAATCATGTCTTTATAATTCTGTTCGAGTTGCGCTCTATCAATCTTGTGCATCCTCAATGTCCTCTGATATGTGGGCCATGTTGCGCCCATAGGTTTCGTATCCGATAAGTTTAGTTTTTACATCTCCCAAAGCGAGAGCAGCGTTGTAAATAAACTCCCTCGTCTTCGTCTCATGCGGTTCTGTTTTTAACCAGGTAATGAAGTAGTCGACTAGCAACTCTCCATACGCATTTGTAAAGAATGCTTCACGCTCGCGGGAGGAGAACTCTGCGTTAACCAGAGCCTCCTTCGCTAACTCATCAGGATGTACTTTCTGCGTCAGCCTCTTCTCAGCTGCCTTTTTATACTTATCCATTATTGTCCTTCATTTGGGGGATTAATAATTGTTTTTGCCATTTGTATGATTTGATGGAAGTCTGGACGTACCGGTTTTTCCATACCCTCTTTAGCGGCTTTGATTTCCAAATCAGCCCACTCTTGGAAGTGTCTATCAATAGCTACGGCAAGCTGTTTAGCATTATCATCCATAGTATTTTTAGACTGTGCATTAGTAAATGAAACATTCGCCTCTGCTAAAGCAGCATCTGATTTGAGCTTAGCAGTTTCCATTTGTTGACGTTCCATACTACTCTTAGTTTGCTCTTCAACAGATTTAGCTGCTTTCTCCTTAAACTCATCCGTGGTGTAGTCTTCTAAGAAATCATTGCTATCCAACCCCATAGCTTCTACAAGTTTAGTAGCAAGTATTGCGGGGGCTTGAGGCTTAACTACCATGCCAGCTCCCTGCTCGTTTAAAGCAGGTAGAATCTCAGAGCCAACCTTAGTTAACTTCTGTATTTGATTAGCATTTGAGTTTTCACCGAGGTCTAAGAAAATTGTGCACTCCATTTCATGGGGCAGCTCTTGTGGGTCTACTTCCAAGTAAACTCCCTCATACCTCATCTTAATCTTAGTGTTCACACACTCACGCATCGTTTGGTATACACCTTTACATAAGCGCTTTAACCCAGTCTCTGCGAAACGTCTAGCAATATGTTGGATCCGTTTTTGTGAAGCACTCTGTATTGCTGATAGTTTAGCCTCACTATTACCTGAGACATATAACTCATCCTGCAATCCTTGAGCCGCTTTACTCATCCCCGTAGCTTGCTCTTTAAGAAGTTGGAGATGCTCTAAGAGGGGAACTGTACCAGTTGATATTGCTTCTGGAGGTAGTGGGGATACCGCTGCTTGAGGATTCCCATTCGTTGGAATAATCTGCTTAGGCTTCATATTCTGCAACGCAGAGAAATCAACAACGTTTGGATCTGCCAACTTAGGTGCGTAATTAGTTAGATATGTATTTTCTACGAAACCACGTAATATAGCGGTTGAGGCAAGAGTGGAGGAACGTGTAAAGTCCGCCATACTTAAACCATAGAACTCGAAAGGAATATCGATAGGGGAGAGACAAGCTAATGGTACCATATCCACATCAGACTCATCTAATATGTTACTTCCCACAATTATAAAATGTTTTAGCTCAGCTATACCATCTCCATCCCTATCAACATGCATCCAGCATTCTGTGATAGTTACGGGTCTATTAGCTTCGAGGGGGAAGTGATCTTCACTTGCACTTCCTTGCCAGTACTCTTGTCCTGTGACGAACTTTCTCGCGGCAATGTCTTGGGAGTAGCGAGTACTTCCCATCCAACCGTCATCTGTTCCCAGCTCGTTCCAGTCATCCTCACTCCACCCTTTTACAATATCAGGCCACTGCTTACGGATCTCACTCCGCGTCATCTCAACTTGTATACCTACAAAGACAGCTTCATCTATTGATTTAGCATCCCGAGATATACGGAAAGCTTCTGGTGGGATGTTCTCAATACGGACGCGGGACTTATCCTTCTTCCTACGTATACGTACATCTGTGTAGATAAGCTGTGCATCTATCGGATCTGCGAGGGGATCTACAACTGTACTGATTTTATTATCGTACTTCAACTCTCCAATAAGTTCTACACCATCCTCTGAGAGGAGGAGGTCTAGACGCTCTGGAGTAATCTCATCATACTCTTCAATCTTATACTGGTAATCCTCTATATAATCCCATCGGATGATAGAATTCTTCCATAGGAGAGCGGATTTAATCCACGTCTGTAATAGTTCCCACCCCTTATTCTGTTTGAATATGGCGTGATTAGTTAGCATAGACGCTTGATGCGCTTTATTCCACCCCGCTGGACTATCGTCCATCGGTTCAAACTTTGCTAACTTCCCATTATTAAGGAATAGTTCTGAGAGAATAGCTGTGTAAGCTTCAATAACTTCCGTGGTTGAGGTATCTACTATAGAGGAAACGCCTTGAGGTTTTAAGTGCGATTCAGCAACACCTGCGTACTCATACGTAGATTTTAATCTTTCCCTTGCAAGATCTGAGGAGTTTAACCAATCTCCTACGGAGTTTTGTACACCGGATTCGACAAGATTAATTAGCTGCTCATCACTTACTTTTTGTTTATATCCATCCATATTAATCACACTGACCAGGGGTTAGACCCCATTAGTGGTGGGGATTTTAGAGGTTTTAAACTTTCCGTAGTGTAAGAGCCGGGCTTATCCATCTCTCGAGGTTTTTCCTTCTTCTCACTCTTTTTCTTTTTACTTTCCTTCTCAGGTTGTATAACCTGTTCACTGTAACGCATGTCCTTCCCTCCTGCGGGTCTATCGAACTGTCTAAGTTGGTGGCTCTTCCGCGCCCAGCCACCGTGAGCTGAGGACATGCGGAATTCTTTATAGCCAGGATGTATTATCTGGCTCAAAATCTCCTACACGTTCTGTCCAGGAGACATTCTTCGTCATCAACCGATCCCAGTGGGTGCGTAATACTTCAGCGCATATTGCGAGAGAAATAACACTATCATCATAGCAGCCAGGCGCTGCTTCTGTTTTACCACTTTCAGTTGCGACATAATCTTTTAATTCTTGTATCATTTGAGTAGAGGGAATCATAATCTCCTCATTCTCTATAAGATTCTTTAAATTACCTATAATTGCAGGCTTTGTTGCGGAGGTGGTGCGGAAACCTAGTCTTTCCCCAGATTCGTTACTCACATTTGCAATCTTTGTTTGCTTGTAGAGGTTTATATAGCCCATATGGTCTAGCTTTTGTAGCGTCGCAATACCCATGGAATTAGATTCTACAGCGAGAAATGCGTTATTATAGTAGCGTCCTAAGTAGAATAGTAGTTCTCCCCATGAGGAAGGGTCTATTCTATTGCTTCTATATAGGGCACATACCTCATATTTTTTATTTAGCACTACAGCGCAGGAGTAATCTTGGCCAACCCCTAGAGAAACATCTGCTCCTATTACGTAAGGCTCTTCCCATTGAGGATAATCCCATATAAATAGATTACCTTCCTTATGCTCATCAAACATTTTAGATGAAGCATCCCATTCTGAGCGACGGGAGTGGGGGCGAGGTATAAGTAAGTCAAGCTTCTCCACGTTAAACACATTAGCACCGGAGACAATAAATGCCTCATCTGGTGTGGATGGGTATTCCTGTTGGAACTTTATCTTCCCACCTTCTGCTATCTTTAACCTTCTCCAGTAGAGTTGGTCATCATCAAGAGAAAACTTCTCCTTTAACTTATCCTCCTCCATATCCAGCTCCATACCTTCTGGAGCAGTACGTCTATACTCTGGAGTAATAAACCATGGGAGGAAAATAGGCAAGTACTCATTCTCTCCTGCTATAGCACCCTTCCACAACCGGTAAAATTCCCCTTTAGCACCATTAGCTGTGGATTCTAGAATAACTTCCGTACCCTCAGCTTGGGATATACCTTGGAATAAACCAGCTAAGATCTTCTCATCATGCTGCCAAAACGCAACCTCTGATAGGTGCGCGATGGTGGGAGTTGTTCCCCTCCCTGCTTCTGGTGAGCCAGCTGTGTAGAGACGGTAAGATGCTGTTGTATCTTTCGGCATCGCGGGGGAATTAATGATAATCTCCTTCGCGTTAGACCTTACCTCCTTCGGCGCTATATCCCCTCCCATATTCTTAATGAGATTTTTAGACATATTAAATAGAGCGTCTGAAGTAGCTGAGTCATGAGCCATAACAACAGAACGGGAGTGGGGAGAATAGTAGGATTTCCAAAATACTCTACCAGCGCAATACGTACTAATACCTTGCTGGCGTGCTTTAAGGATAATCGCCCTCACTCTTCCTGTTTCTTCATATTGTTTTTCTAAAGCTGTAGTGATCTGCTTTTGACATTCGTTAAATGTGAAGGGGATGAAGCCTTGCCCCGTATCCTTCGTTATAATCTTTATCTGCTCTGAAGCGAAGGAAGTAAAATCTGTCTCATAAGTTTTTAACTTCTCCCTCCTCTTCTTCTCCACTAATAAAGCTTTTGCTTGTTTTCTATCCATAATAGACTATTGTCCTCTTATAGTCTTCATCCATTCACTAGGAAATCTAATCCCCAATACATTCCAAATATTCCACCTACTAGGACAATTGCACCTACCCCAAGAGATATTCCCCAGAACATCTGGTCTCTCGCTTTCGCTTGAGCTTCCAATTGCTCCTTATGTCTTTGCCTCGCAGCGGCTTGCTCTTGTACGACTAAGTTCCACATACCTGGTGGTCCGTATAGACGACACATCGAGCGCAAATTATCCATACACTCTTTATGCTTCATCTTAGCTTGAGCAATTGCAAAGCCTTCCTCCTCAGATGAGGTTAGTCTACCTAACGGGCCTTTATGTCTCCCATTCTCTGCGAGTTGTATCTCTGTATCGAGTCTTGCTAATTTTCCAAAGTGGGGGAGGAGATCAGAAACATCCCTTCCCGCTTGAATACTACTACTAATAGCACCTGAAATTTGTGTAATAGCGCCAGCTAACGCGAGGACCTCAATCATACCCATTTCCTCTCTAGGAATAGATGAGACGAAGTTTTATCCCGTCTCTATATTTTTATTTTTAGTCCTTCTAAAGGGACTTATACAATATGTTGGG